ATTCCAACATTTAATAATGCACCAAACTTTGAAGATCCGCAATCTAATTTAAGAGCACAAGATTTCTTAAATAAATATCGAGCTACATTTATTATTCCAGATAAAGAAAAGGCTAGTGCAGAATCTACGCTAGGATATATATCAGGTGATCCAAATTCTAACTTAAAAGGTAGTTTTCCAGGGGGTATGGAGGTATCATGATTCGTCAAGCAGGACAAGCATTAGGAGCATTTTTCTCTCGCCCTGGTGTTCAAAAGTTTGCTAAAGAAGCCGCAATGAATGCTGCTATTGAAGGTGGTGTCGGTGTTGCTACCGAACAACTTCTTCCTCGTGCTCTAGGTGTTACACCAGAAGCTAGTGTTGCCGAAAGCGTTCTTCGTCAAGGTGTCGGTGCAGCTATTGGCTCTCCAGTTGCTACTGCCTTGCAACGTAAAGGTCTTCCACAATCAGTTGCTAACCTTGCTGGATCCTTTGCTGGACAACCTGTCGGTCAAGCTGTAGCTCAAGCTGTTCTACCTGGTCCGCAATCCTATCCACTTGGTATTGATCCTGAACCAGCAGAGGCGGGTCATGCTGGTTACGGGCAACTTATGGCCAAGCAACAAATGGAAGCGATGGCAGAACGTGAACGATATAACAATATGATCAACCTTGCTCTTGCTCGTAACTATAATCCTCCAAGTTTTATTCATCATCAAAGCAGCGGAACCTCTCCCCAAGACACTGCAATGAATATTGTTAAAGCTGGTTTTAGCGCACCTAGCTACGGGTAAACATGAGCTTTAACTATTTAACAAATAGTGCTGAGTTTGTAAAACGTTTTGCGGGAGACGTTGCTGATGCAATGCGTGCTGGCATTAATCGTGCTCCTTGGGGACAATATGTCAGTTCATTTGGAACACAATACGAAGGACCAGGTGCTCAGGCTGTAGGAACAGCTGCACGTAAAACAGCAGAAGCAGCAGCAGATGTTTTAACTGATAAATCAAGACGTAAAGTTTGGGCATACACAAACCCCTGGCGTATGGCTGGGATGGTAGGTCAAGAGCTTGGTCCAAGGCTTGGAGTTGGTCCTACAGCAGGTGCTGTTGCAGCTTTTGGTATCCCTGCCATGATTCATACCTTAAGCGGCACCTCAGGCCCTATTACTGAAGGATTGCGTCCCGCTGGTTATAAAGCTGTTTATCCTGTTTCAAAAGAAGAAGATCCAACTGGTCGTACCGTTAAATCGGCACCAGTAGAATTTGGAATGCGTTACGTTCTGGGTCAACGCAGTCAACTTTTACCATATCAAGAATTTAAAAAAGAACGCCCTGATGTAGCACCATCAACATTTTCTCAATATCGTCGTTATCAAACGATGAAACCAGAAGCTGGAGAACTCATCAAAGTTGATCCAGAAGGCCAATCCTTTAGTGCTTTAGGTGGTGTTATTCGTGGTAGTGCTCGTGGCCTTAATGATCCTGAGCTTCGTATTAAAGGTTTACCAATTACTGCAAGTGCAGCCTTAGGTACTGCTGCTGGTGCCGCAACAGTTCGTGGTTTAGCTGATGTAATTAAACCCGCCACAATTGATCCAAAAGTTACTAAAGCAGCTCAAGATCTAATGTTTAGAAAACGTGATCTTGAAAATGAATTAAGGCGTACTACTTCTTCTGAATTCAGAGAAGAAATTCAAAAAGAACTTGGTCGCACGGCACAAGAATATGCTGAAACATTGAAAGGAATTCCTAAACCTAATGTTGCTCAAAAAGTTGGTCAAGCTTTAGGAGACTTTAAAGATCCAGCATTACTTGCTGCTGGTGCCGCCGCTGCATTAGGCACCGCTGCTGTTACTAGGAAGTTAATGCAAAAAGCACAGGAACGTCGAATTAAAAAAGAAGATCCCGTAGAATATTTAAAGTATAAACATGGTGACTTTGCTACTGCTGCTCAAGCCTTAGGACAACCTGAAGCACGTAGCTGGGAACAACTTTCACAGTACGTTAAATAAAATGAATACCGATTTTAGAACTGATTGGAATACTATTGGGGATTACTCGGGTTTATCTGGTAAACCCTATGATTCAGGTTCTAGTTCGTTTGGTCAAGATAAATGGAAAGACGCTTTATCAAAAGGCATAAGCTGGTTAGCATCCGGTAGAAATAAATATCGTTCTCAAGGAGAACGTCAACAAGGCGGTGTTGGATTTATGCCTCGTTCTGGTGGTGGAGGCGGAGGTCAATTCCAGCAAGTTGCACCCGACATTTCTGTTTTTATGCCACAACAAGATCAACCTTTTACTGTTCAGGCCCCACAAAGTGGTGGTGGAATCGGCTCTACAATTGGTGGAGCAATTGGAACTATCGGTGGTGCATTAATTGGTGGTTCAGCTGGTAGTGCAATCGGTGGATTATTTGGATAAAAGGTTGCTTCCTGTAAAATGTTAATTAAGAGGTATTGAATTAATGGCTATTCCTATTATCCCAATCCTGACTGGTGCAGGCGCACTGCTGGGAGGTGTTAAAGGTTATCAAGAGAGTGGTCTTGGAGGTGTTATTCCTGGTGCGCTAACTGGCGGTGCAGTTACTGGATTGGGTGCAGGTGCCACACGAATGGCTGGTTCAAAGTTACTCGGCAAAACAGCATTAGGAAAAACTGCACTTGATAAAGCTGCAAAAGGTATTCCCCTTAGCGGTGTAGAGCAAGCTGCATTAGCTGCTCCTGCTGCTGCTGCAACTGGCGTTGCGGGTTTAAGCGCATTGACTGGTGGCTTTGGAACAGCAGGCCCTTCTGGTCGTCTTGCTGGTGATCTTGCAAAAGGCGCTTCTCAGGCTGTTGGTCTTGGACGTGCAGCAACTTATTCGTATGATCCGACTACTGGAATGCCAGTTTATAATGCTGCTGCTGTTCCTGGAAACCTGCCTGATCCCGCTGGTTTGCTAACCCAACAAGATCCAATTAAATCATATCAATCCAATCTTCTTTATAGTAAACAAATGGGTGATATGAATTTAGACCAACTTAAAAACTATACTCAATATATTGCTGGTGTTACTGATGAAGCCAAGCGCCGCGAATTTGAACGTCAACTTGCTGCTGCTAAAGTTCGCCAAGAGCTTCAAACTGGTGCTCGACTCACTGCACAAGGTCAGCTTGGTGCACAAGCTCTTGCTCAACAAGGTATGGGTGCTATTGGTCAGGGTCTTACTGCCCAATATCAATATGGTTGATCATGGCAATTACACCAAAAGGCCAGCTTTATAAATTTTCAGAAGAAATGAAGTTTAAGCCCTCAAAGGCTTTTACAAATGTTCCTGCATTAAATATTGCCGAGCGCATTCCCTTTCCGGTTGTTGGAGTTGATATGACAACTGGTAAACGTGATGTAGATATTCAACAAACTGATGGAATGTATGGTGGAGAAGGTGCAATCCCTTCTTTTAAAAATTACTTAGGAGTTGTTGAACCTTTTATTACTCGGCAACGTGGCGAACAACTTGCATTCCAAAAAACAGTCTCCGATCTTGAAGCACAACAACAAGTTGCTTTAATCAATCAGCTTTATCCAACAATTAGCAAAGCTGCACAAGAAGCAACACAGCGTAACCTGGCGGCTACACTTGCTTATGAAGAAGGTTCTCCAAAGCAACGTCAAGCTCGGATGCAATCAGCACAAGCTGGTGAAGCAACAATGATGCAAGCTATTGCAAACCAAGCGCAAGCTGCAGCAGCAATGCGTGGTCGTTATCAAGGTAAAAACGTCGGGATTGCTTGATTTAAAATTACACTACTGAGTTAATGGCAGACAATGGGAAGTAGACCATCACCACCAAAAGTAAAATACGCACCGGAACCGCCGCCACCGAAAACGGAGTCAGTACCAACTCAATCTTTTAGAACTCAAGTTGAGCTTTCTAAGCTTACCAGCGCTCAGCAGCAACTTAACATGGAGCTTGGTGCTCAGCTTGATCGTGCCAACGAAGAGTTCTTTGCTGGTCAAGACATTCGTCGTCTTCAAGCGCAAGGTGCTGAACAACGTCTCAGCACTCAGGTTGCTGGGGAGGAGCAACGTAAAACTGTTGCCGCTACTGGCACCCAAGAACGTCTTAATATTGCTGCTACTGGTACTCAACAACGTTTAACCCAAGCTCAACTCCTTGCAGGTCAGGAACGACAAATCGGGTTAACTGGCCAAGAACAACGCAAAACGCAAGAACAATTGCTTGCTGGACAAGAGCGTCAAATTGCATTGACTGGTCAAGAGCAACGTGCTACCGTTGGTAAAACCGCTCAAGAACAACGTCTTACTAATCTTCAACAAGAACAGTTCAGGCGTTATCAAGAAGAGCGGGATTATCAGCAATCCAGAAGTGCTTACAGATCATGAACACTTGGTTAGATACTTTACCTGAAAAAGATAAAGAAGCCTATCTAACCTTTTGTGAGAATGTAAGTTCACCCATTCAAATGTACCTTTATGCCAGGTTTCTTGGCTTTACAGGTACAATTGTTGAATGTGATCAGTGGTCTAAAGAAGAGTTTCAAAAGCGTAATCTTAACAAGATTCTTGAAGCTGAGATTGATTTCATGCAGCAAGATATTTCTAAGCTACGCGATGGTATTGATCTTGGTGTTGTAAAGCAAGATATGGGTGCAGCACGTATTGCAATGCTTCAGAAAGAATTGCGTGGTGCTATCAAGCAAATCAATGATGAAAAGTATTTATCAGATAAACAAGGTTTGATTCTTGCTGGTGCTGATCGTGCACTTAGGGAGATTCTACTAATCTTTAAAGATGACCCAATTGAGCAACCGCTACAAGAAGCAACAATGGGCGTCTGGACTAAGATCTTGGCAGAAGAATCTTAAGACTTAGTAGGTTAATCTTAAGTCATGGCAAATACATCTCTTTATAGCGTTTACAGACGCACAGCTCGTGCTGCAGCAAAACAACAAGTAGTTAAGAAGACATCTGACATTGATGTTGAAAAAGCAAGAACAGATTTTGCATACTTCTGTGATGTTGTAGGAGATAAGCCACCAGCCAAACATATGATGCTTTGGCATGAGCATCTACATACGCATGAAGATAGCGAATGCCTTGTTAATATTGCTGGCCCTAACGTTGATATTCTTGCACCCAGAGGTAGTGCAAAATCTACAGTCTTAGGTTTGTTTACAGCATGGGCTATTGGTATTCATGCTATGCACCGCAAGCCTCTGAAGATTCTTTACATCTCTTACACGGTAGATGTTGCACGCCCTAAAAGTGCTGCTATTAAAAGAATTATTGAAGAAAGTAAAGCATATCGTGAAATCTTTCCCAATGTAAAAATTGCCAAAGGAATTAACTCCAATGAATATTGGAGCATTGATTGGAAGTTTGCTGGTATTCGATCTACTGGTGAAGAAGAATTTACATTGTGTTGTGCAGGTCTTAAGGGTGCTGTGACCTCTAAGCGTTCACACCTATGTATTATTGATGACGCGATTAAGTCAGCTGATGATATTAAAAATAAAGATATTCGTGTAGCAATGGAAGATAACTGGAACTCAGTTATTGTTCCTACCATGTTTGAAGGCGGGCGTGCTATCTGCCTTGGCACTCGATTCCGACACGATGATATTCATCAAACAACATTTACACCGAATAATGATTGGATTCAAATTGTTCAATCCGCAATTACCGTAGATAAAGATGGAGAGGAAGAGTCGTATTGGCCTGAGATGTGGTCATTAGATTATCTTCGTGATCGCCGTAAACAAGCACCCATCAGCTTTAGTTTCCAGTATCAAAACAAAATTGTTCAAACCAGTGAGATGTCAATCTCTCCTGACCTTATCATTAAAGGTCAGATTCCAACAGAGTTTGATTCTCTTGGCGTTGGCGTAGACCTTTCTGCTGGCATCAAAGAGCGTAATGATTACACTGTTTTTGTTATGGGTGGACGCATTAAAGAGAAGCTTTATATCATTGATTGCAAACGCATT